ACCAAATCCACAAGAGACACTGCTGCGGGGGACGGGGCCCAGGTATCACCAGATTTCACACCGTTTATGTATAATATTATAGCGTTTGAAGTTTTGTCGAACGTCAGAACGAGATGATACCACCCAGCTTCTGCCATAGTTCGGGCGGTAGTCTGGAAAGATGTCGAGTAGTGGCCTATTACAAAATTGCCCCCCATGCTGTACAACCATAGCGACCCAGATTGTACCACCGTCCCATCCCGGAAAAATACTTGTCCGGGGGTCGAATTTATATGCGCCCTTATCTCTACCGAGAGAGCGTCACCCGATAGATCGATATCATCCGCCACAGCAATATAATCATCTGTCCCGTCGAACTCCAGCCGGTCCGGACCTACCGGACTGATATTGGTGAGCCATCCTCCGTCATGTGAGTCTCCATACCCGGCGGTGGTGTCTGCGAAATTCGTCAGGGTGCCGTCATTCCCGTTCCCGCTGAGGTCGTAGACCGTGGCCCCCACCCCCTCGCAGAAATCGTATTCGATGGCAAGCGATGGGGCGGAGACCGCCTCACCATTGTAGGCAGCCAGGGCTTCGGCTGCCGATAGGACCCGTTTCCAGACGCGGCACCTGGTAAGTATGCCATCGAAATAATTTACCGCGGCTGTATCACCAAGCGCCACCACCGAATCCACAAGAGACACTGCTGCGGGGGACGGGGCCCAGGTATCACCAGATTTCGCACCGTTTATGTATAATATTATAGCGTTTGAAGTTTTGTCGAACGTCAGAACGAGATGATACCACCCAACTCCTGTCATAGTTCGGATGGTAGTCTGGAAAGATGTCGAGCGGTGGCCTATTACAAAATTGTCCCACATGTGGTACAACCATAGCGACCCAGATTGTCCCGCCGTCCCATTCCGGAAAAATACTTGTCCGATGGTCGAATTTATATACGCCCTTATCTCTACCGAGAGAGCGTCACCCGATAGATCGATACCATCCGCCACGGCAATATAATCATCTGTCCCGTCGAACTCCAGCGCCGGGCCTGCCGTCCTGTCCGTCAATCTCTGTATGATCGGTAGAATCTCGTCGGTCGGACTCCAGGAGGCCGGTGTCGCTGAATAGAGCTCCGCCGCTTCGCTCCATACTTCGCCCTGGAGCCGCTTCATGGGGCCTTCGGCGGCGAACTTCGGCTCCAGAGGGTCGGAGCATCCGAACTTGCATACTGCGAACCTCCCAGCATCGAGCGGATAGAAAAGCCGCTCCTCGTCCTCAAAATCGAATGCAGCGGCCACCGTGTCGTAGGTGGCATACTGGCTCGGGAGGAAGCTGCAAGTGGCCCGGTAGCCTAGAGTTTTCCGGCCCTCGGACCACAGGACGGCTTTGTTAGTCCCTATGATCGCGCCGTCTTTGATCTTCTTCGACGGCTCCACCGGCTGGGGGTATCCGTCCCTCAGATACGACGTGATCTCAGTTTCGTGAATTTTTACATAAGGTGATAGAGTCGTCATACAGGGACCACCTCACAGGCCGCAAACTCAAGCCGAGGATACCATGTTTTAAGCTCGTAAGGAGAGTCAAAGATTATGCAGTTCTTTGGGCTGTGTATCCATTTTTCGTATCTAGTATAGACCGCTCCGAGGTGAGGAGGCCTCCCGGCCGGATCAACCCCCACCCACCCGTCAGATACTCGGACTAAGACCCATAGATGAGACAATGGATCGTTTGGATGACTCAGGGCTAATTTAGCATCGTACCCAGCCTCTATAAGCACTCTTTGCGTTATAGCAGACATATCGGCACAATCAAACTCATAGATCTCGTAATCCCGCGTAAACTGATAACTCATCAATAAGTCGTTTATGGCGTCGATGTCCTCGGCGTTTTGAGAGTACACTATATCTAGCCTCTCGCCGTACGGACTAGCGCCAAAATATTCAAATGCAAAATTGAAGTCTTCGGAGTCCATCGTGAGGTTTTCCCCATGTGCCATTCCTACACAAATCATACATACAAGGAGGTACTTAACTCTCATCATTCCACCCACACAGGAGTTATGCTCATCGACACGCTGACGGCCGGAGGCGTCTTGGTAAAGTATCCATTCCAGACGACATAAAACTTTATGGTCTCGGTAGTCCCATCTCGCTTTAGGCGCTCCGTTGCGTCCGCTAAAGATATTCCCTCGCCTAGAAGGGAGTCACCCCCTCCGATATAGCAGCAGTGCGTAGAGCCGTTAATCTCCGCCCAAACCCTACCAAGCGCGTTTACGCTCTGATTTGAACCGATAGGAAACTCCATGCAAGGCGGGAGGGCGTAGCTGAAGCTTAACATCATTCTACAGGTATCAAAATATCCCGATCCTGTATCGAATGACATGGTGAATGTAGCCGGAGAGCAAGCCGTATCTGAATCTCCAAAAGTCATATCTTGCGAGTCAGTATATGGGTCCTGGCTCACATAAGGCAATTCACCCCCAACGGTGGCGAGGCTCCCTGCTGCCTGAAACGCATCATATAAATCGTCTGGAGTTAGTCCCACGTCAACCTCCACAAACGGATTATCGCTCGAATAATGGACCCGTTTAACTTCATAAACTTGTTTTGTTCCATTCAAGTCAATAATGCCGATGCTGTCGGTAGGCCAGGGGATGATTGTGGTGGGATCGAGTTTTAGCCGAAATCCTAGATCTGCATTTCGGGCCTCGTATTGATCGTCTATGTAATCTTGCATATTCCCAACTACTTCAGCAGTATCCTGTATGCCCCCAGCCACACCATTTGGTATTTCAAGAAGTTCTTCTATCCAAACCCCATTATAATTAAGGTCATATTGAGCTGTGATTTGTCTAGATTTTTTATCACCCATACCTAGACCGATCAATGCAGATACTTGTTTTAGTGAGGGGGAAAGGGGATCTACATTTATATCCTCTTCGTATAATGTTATTATGCCCTCGGATTCTCCCCTACCGGACGACTCCAGAAAATCTAGATACGTTAGGCCATCTCGATCATACCAAATATGAGTATTTAGGCCCAATTTGGTCGCAAAATTGATGATAGTTTTCCAGGCGGGATCATGATTGGTAGTTAGATGAAATCCGATGGCATCGTCGGGGTTGTCAAGGTCTCTCACCCGGACCCCTACATCAAACGCCATGTCCGCTGCTAGGCCACAATTTTGGGCTAAAGTGCCTTTGCATATACCCGTCCCCAATATGTTTCCGTAGCATGTCGCCCAGATATCCTCATCGAATCGGGTTATTACCGGGCCTACACCGAATTTGGGCCAGTCGGCGAGTGAATCATATTCATCAGCTTTGTATCTCCAGATCCAGATATCTTTTGTGCCTATCCGGCTATTTTTACCGGCCCCCTTTATTACGGTGATATTTGGGTTTCCATAGGGGTATCCTGTACCCGTTTTGTTTTTATAGAACTCGTGTGACGTTTCAGGTATGTAAGATTGCGCCCACCAAATCAAAGGTAGCGCGTCGCCGTCGCTTGCCGGAGGCTCTGACCTCAACATATGTTCAATAGCATGAGTCTTTTGCCAGTTCTGGACGGGGAAATATCTATGATTTAATGAGGTCTCTATAGATTCGCATTCAATTGACTTTGTGCCCACTCGATTCGTGGGGATCGACATATTTGTGACGTATCCCCGAAATGGAATATATCCCCCATCCGATTCAATTGTAATTATATCAAACATGCGAATAGGCACATTTTTTGGTACTGTCAAATTACACTTGTGAGGTTTCAAGGGATCCCTAAATAATGTAATCGCGTAACTGGATACCTCAAAATCGTTAGTATCTCCGTTTGCGTTTTTGCGCGTAAACTGCATAATCACCGCCCCAAATACGTCCTAGCGACTTCATTTCTCAGTTTTTCGTCCCTCTGAGTTAAGATAGCCTGTAACTCCGCCTCATCTATGACGGTCCCTCCGTAGACGTTTATGGTGGAATGAATCACCGGCCCAGATCCACCTACCGCCCCTTGAATCGTCCTCATGAGGTCGTCTATAGGGGCGATCACCTCCGGGCTGGGAGCATCGCCCACGACTGCGGTTAGGGGATGAGCTACAATACCGCCCCCGGCCAGGTGAGGCAACCAGTCGGGAGTCCCCCATCCAGGATCACTTTGACAGCTAGGACAGATGCTATTAAGCCATCCAGAGGAGGAGGAGGAGGCCCCCCCGGTGTCCCCGTATTGTTGAACATAAACCGGCTTTATGACGGGACTAGACGCAGCCGCCTCAATTGCTTGGATCGCCGAATATGCAGCGGCGTCGTCAATCTCGATAGGCATATACTGAGTTTCGGATGCCGATTCTTTCAGCTCTTCAAGAGCTGCATCCGCCTCTGCTGTCTCGGCTTTGTAGACCATCGAAAGCTGTATAGGCTCAGGATGGATCGCCCCCCGGGCCGTCTCAGCCTCTAAGAATTTCTGATAATCATCGGTAGGTCCGATAAACGACTGATTGAATAGCCTGTTAGCGTTCTCCTCTTGCCAGATCCCAAACTCCGACATGGCCTCCTGGCATTCAGTGCACGCCGCCTCTGCGGTGGTCATCGCTCCATTCAGGAGGTTCCCCGTATCTACTGCGGCCTCTCCCACCCCCACCAGTTCTCCACCGAGGAGTTTTAAGAGAGCGATATAATCTTCTGCGGAGGCGTTAGCTAAATCGAAATTCTCTAAAGTTTTCTCAAGCTCACCATTAAACAGGCCTTCGGTATCTATAGCAACGTTTATAGCATCTTCCAGATAATAATATGCCTCTGCTTGCTCATCCAAGCCGCCAGTAAGGGGGATAACGCCCTCGTTAAGGCATTGCTCGAGAGACGAGGTGAGAGGATTAACTAATTTCGACTGTACGAATAACGCTTGATTGTAGGCCCCTAGCTGAGATAACTCTCCCGATATATCCGGTCTATCCCAGATATCAAACTCTACTTCCACTTTTGCGATGTAAGGCTCACCGGCGTCGATGTGTTTTTGAATTTCTTCATTTATTCCGGTACAGTCTATATTATTTGCGATATTATACGCTCGCTGATCCAGGAGGCCAGCGAACCGAGACCACCAATCGAGAGCAGCCTGCCCTCCTGCGACCTCGAAAGCTTCGGTATCGGCGAACTTGAGATCTGCCAATTGTTCAGCGATATCGGAAGCTTCGGATGCTGTTATGATTCCGTCCTCGAAAGCCTGCCACCCGTCTTCCGCCACCTTTTTGAGGAGATCGGCCATTGTGTCGCCGAGACCTCCAACGGCGAACCCGACCTCCAGCGCATCATCGAACGCGGCCTCGAATTCGTCTTGTGCGATTTCTCGCAGTCGTTCTGCCTCCGCCGCAGCAGCTTCTTTCATCCGCTCTTCGGCCGCAAGTTCGGGTTCCCCGATCCAATCATACTGCACCGATAACGGGACGTCTAATACTATTCCGGTATCGGCGGCGTATTTTTGCATCGCATCTTGGACGGCCCACAGCTCATTCTGGATATTATTTGCGGGGCCGCCTAACGCATCCGCAAGATCTTGCTGCGTGTATCGATATTCGTGCTCACCTATTAAAACATTATAATAGTTTTTCGCGAGACTCCCGCGGCCAGTTGCGGTTTGTCGTATCCCTGCGCTAAGACCATCTCCAATATCCATTCCGATCGTATACGAGGCATCTTTCCAGTCCGCTCCGATCTGCGATATAGCATCCCCGTTAGCGTCTCTTATGCTTGCCCCGTAAACGTCTCCCGCGTATGCGGAATAATCAGTTTTTCCAAAATATTTTATAGACTCTTCGTCAAATCCTTCGGCGAACTGTATTCCAGATTTTTTACCGGATTCTTTCGCGGCTTTTTTCGCGTCATCATTGCCTAGCTCTTCCGCCGTTTTCTCGCCGAGATCGCCAGTAGTCTCCCCGACGCCCTCAGAGTAACCCTCGCCCGACTCTTCACCGGCTTTGGCGGCGGCGTCCCTGACTTTCGCTTCATCGTAATTCGTTAGGTAGGCGTCGAGCCACCCACCCTCTTCTGCCTTGGAGTCCACCCACCCCCGGACATCTTCAGTTGCCCGCTCAATAGTGCCCCCTATCCCTCCGGAGTCTTGCCATTCTATGAATTTTTCTAGTGTGCCGTATATTCCATCCAGTACCGCTTGGAAAGTCTCACTGTTGTTGATCGCGTCGCCAAAATTGACGGCGATGACGCCCACCTGTGCCGAAATGGCGCCAATTTTTGCCGCCGAGGTTTCGGCCTTATTATCGAAGTTGCCGATAAAATCGGATGTGTCCTCGAAGGCGTCGGCCACCCCTTCCATATTGGCCCGGATATCTTCGGTGTGGCCGACCATCTTCAGGAGGGGCTGGGCTGCTTCGGTGCCGAGCTTCAGATCTGCGATAGCCTGAGCCCTCTCGGCTGGATCTGCGATAGCCTCCAGGGCTTCGGCGATCTCCAGTATTGCCTCGTCGATGTCCTCCGTCGCCAGCCGCCCGAACTCGTCGGCGGTCATCCCGATGAGTTCCCCGGCCCTACCCCAGGATGCCGGGTCGGTGAGCTTGGTCATCAGGGACGAGGTAAGGGTTCCGGCGCGCTCGGCTTGCATTCCCAGGTCGATGAGCGATCCCGCCAGACCGAGGGCATCGGTCGCCGTCATGCCGTACATCGCCCCGAGGCCGCTCATCTTCTGAGCGGCGGGCATGACCTGAGCTTCGGTGGCCGCAAGATTGTTTCCGACGTAATCGACTGCGGCGGCGAGGTTCATCGACTGGTCTGCCGAGATCCCGAAGACGTTCTCCATCTTCGCCAGGTTGGAAGCCACTTCTCCGGCACCCATACCGCCGAAAGACGTCGTTGCTTTGGCGATAGCGTCGGTAAAATCGAGAACGTTTTGAGTCCCGTCCACCCCAAGAGCTCCGGCGTTGGTGGCGATGTCGGCCAGATCTTCTTTGACCGGCATCCCCGGGACGGTGGACATGGTGAGAAGAGCGTCGCCGAGCTGCTGGACGTCGGTGGATGCCCCGGCCGTCTTCTGCACATCGGCCATGGTGGACTCCCAGCCGATGGCGGCCTGAGTCGATTTTATTAGCGCCACTCCCACAGCGCCGATAGATGCCGCAGCGATGCCAGCCGGAGAAGCGATGGCCCCGAGGCTAGAAGATATGCCGCCTATCGGGCCGCTTGTGCTGGAAAGAGTCCGCCCAAATTGATTCCATTTCCCCTCCGCCTGCCCCATGCCTCGGGAAAATTGGCTATCGTCTAGCTCCAGCTTGCCGACTATGCGGCCTACCTCGGTATCTCCAGCCATCGAATTTGTCACCTGTTGGGATTAGGTCCCTTCGCACTCGATTTCTTGTCTCAGCTCGTCTATGCCCGGCGCTTGGATGCCGAACTTGAGCCCCCGTTCCATCGCGTTCAACAGCTCGCGTTTTTTGGCGAGCTTATCCTCCTTGACCTCCACCGGAGTCGGCGGATGGGCCCACTCATCAAACGTCATCGGACTGTGATCGCTGGAGAACATCGCCCCCAGTTGATCGATCGTCAGCCGAGCGGTCCACCACAGATTAGCCCGCTCGCGCTCGAGTCCTTGGTTACGATGTTGCACCAAAAGGTCCAGCTCTCGAAAGGTGAGACACCAGAACTCCCACGGTTTCAGGCCTAACTCTCTGATGCCGGTTCTTTCGAGGGCTTCCCAGAACTCTTCGACTGACTGGGGCTCTTTTCTTTCGCTGGCGGTCTCGCCATCGTCTGCCCGATCGGGTAGAGTTCTCGAAAATATTCGATCACTTCTTCGACCAGATCGACGAGATTCTTTCCAGAGGCGAGCCAGGCCTGGACCACCTCGTCAGGAGTGTACCGAGTCATGCCCTCTTTTATCGGGGGCTTCAGGGCCTCCTCGAAGACGACCGACATTGCCCCATCGCTGATGTGCTTGGTGCCGTCTCGGGTGATGAGGAGCATACTGCTGACGATGTAGCCCGCCCCGGGGGTGCTCTGTGGCGGAAACTCCTTCATTCGAACGAGAACGTCTTTGCCCTTGATCTGGATCTCTCGGTTCGCTTTCAGGCTGAACTCTACCTCTACCTTCCCAATACCTTCAACTTCTATAACTTTCGTCATACCTTAACATCTCCTTACACACTTCAAAACTTCATGCTGTATACGTGTCTACTGCAAGTTGCCCGTCGCCTCTGATCGTGATGCTCTGTTTCATGGCGTCCTCGCCGCCGGAGACGTCCTGAGATTCCAGGATGCACTGCCCGACGTATACCCGCTTGTTCGTGGAATTGTACGGATACCACCACACAAACAGATCTTTGTCGGCCAGGTAGGCGAAATAATCCTGAGTCGGTGCGTCTTCGGTGCAGATCCACCACAGATCAGTCGTGATCGACCACGACGCCCGGCCCGCTATGAACTCGTCCCACGTAGAGGCCATGTCGGACGTGTCGATCAGCTTGTTATTGACGCTGATTTTTGAGGAAGTACACGCCAAGACTTGGACCGGGGCGAATCGCTTTCCGGCGACCGTGACCTCTTCCTCGGCACCGTTCGCTTCGGTGAACGTTATTTTTCCGAGAAGGTAGTCAACCGTATAATTGGCGCTGGATTCGAGAACGGTATCAACGTCGACCGTGAGCGTTTCGCCTCGATCCCAGTTCCGATATCCCCAGGCGGCCTGGTAGACGGTGTGGTCTCCAGAATCCACTAGGACTATATCTTCCATCGCCGTTGAAACGGCGTCGGGATCGCTCATATAGAGCGCAAAAAGCTGAGGTGAGACAGCCGAAGTCATGACGGCTCACCACCTCAGCTCTCTCGAGCGATCGCGCCAGATCCCCGGAGGGTGAAATCAACTTCCATCGCACCTTCGCTGCCGGAGACGTTCCAGCTCTCGATGAGTGCCGTGCCAGTGTACCAGTCGTCGCCTGTCGAATTCAGCAGGAAATGGACCGATACGGCGGTCGGAGTCCCGAGGATGGCCGTCTCGATGGCGGCCTGCGCGGTGCTGGCGTTGATGAAATTGGCCTTTCCGCTCATGGTCCAGTTCCCGCGACCGGCGATGAGTTCTTCCCAGCCGGGAACGTCAAAATTCGATACGTCGATCAGCTTATTGCTAATGCTGATCTTCGCGTCTTTACACTCTGCAATCTCGTTGCTGTTGTATTTTATCGAAGCGAAAACGCCCCGAATAGCCGAAGTTGTCACCTGTCATCACCTCAGATTTTTTTCATCACATCAAAGTCACAGTACCATTTCACGATCCCCGTCTCGGAATCCAAATCGAGTTGAGCCGGGGGGTGCAGAGCCTTGCACCACAGATACCAGGTATTGCTTTTCGTCGAGTTTGAGATCGTGAGCGTTGACCTTATAGCTTGGATCAAGGTCTCCGCTGTCTGCTGATTGCTGTTTCTCACCTGGACTTGGAATCTTGGGTATTCGTAGCCCTGGGGGTCGTCGGGCCGCCCGCCGTAGACCTTCAGCATCACGCAATTAACCGGCGTCGATGGGAGGTAGCCATAAAACAAAGTTGCAGCGGTACAGTGGCCCGCCGTAACCAGTGCCGCCCCGATGTCGGTTATCACGCTCAAGGACATTTCCTCCGCTCAAGTTCCTCCAGATCGTCGACCGAGAGCCGGGTTTCGCGGCTACGATGCCAGACGAGGAAAGCGAATACGCACGTTGTCAGGAGGATATTGATTATCATCAAGGTACTCTCCACCGCAAAGATAACGTCGTTTCTCAAGTCCAACACCTCGCAACATACGCAATAGTCCATATGGCGTTTAGCCCCAGGAACCCAACCAGAACCGCATATTTCCGGTTGTTTCCGTCTAGTAGCCATCTGACCCAACACCACGAAATTTTTAGGATAAATAGGTACTCGTCTTGCTCCGTGTTGTGCTGCTTCAGTTCGTCGATCCGGTCCAGGATGAGGGGCTGGATTTTTGCGAGACCCCAGACCATCCGTTTCATCTCGTCGTCGGAGAGACCCTCCGGGCCACCCTCCGTCGCGGCTTCGAGGATCTGGCGGGCCGCTTCGGTCACGCCGCACCCCCGGCAGACTCAAATATCTTGTCTCCAGATTCGCCCTTGCGGGCCCTGCGAGATCCCCCTGTAATCATGGTCTCGCATCCCGCCTATGCTGACACCGCCCCAGCTGTAGCTCGCCCGGCGAAATAGTATCCGTAGCTCATCAGCGTGAGGTCGGTGAACGTCTTCGTGATCGAGTCGGGAACGGTCACTCCTCCAAATGGAAGGATCGCGAACCCGACGAGCGCCCCGGTGGATATCAGAGTGAGGATCAGCCGGGTACTGATCGCCATGTCTTCACCCCCTCCCGAGCTTGATTGCCCCACCGGAAGCTTCTACATTCTTCATCTTCTCGTCCTGGAGGTCTACCTCCGCCTGGCCGAATTTGGCGATCGCGTCGGCCCGGTTATACTTCTGGCCATCGAATCCGACGTATCGGACATCGCCGTTTCTCATCTTCGTGTAGCCTGCGAGGAGCCCGGCCTCGAGCCCCGTGAATGGGATACATCCCAGTGTCCCGTTCTCGTCTTCGGTTATCTCCAGGTCACAACCGC